AAGTTAAACTATTACAGACTGTGTATTTTTTATTTGTACATTTCTTCAATTAATTTTTCAATTAGGTTAAGTTCTGCGTGAACTCTGAAATTTATTATTTGAAAAGATAACATAGAAGATGCTTCCCATGTTTTTTGTTTCTTCAATACATTTAATCTCTCCCTTATTGCCGCTACACCCGAGTTCACAATGGAATGTACTCGTTTGGTGTCTTCAGGTAACCAAAGGTTACTTGTATTAAAAATGCACGGCATCGGTATTCTCATTTATTATATAATTTTTTTTAAATATTATAAATCATTTTTTTTTATAAATAAAATTAAAGTTAAAATAATTATATTTCATAGAATATTAGGTATAAAATAACATATTGAAAATGACATATTGTTCTTTACAAGAAGCATATGGTGATGATTTTGAAATCCAAAATGTTAATACCTCTAAAAAATTTGAAACTGGGATGAACCCAAATAGAAATAATTACGCCAACTCAAGAACATATAATGTAAAAGATATACAATCTTTCGCCCACCAATTAAAAAACCAAGACTATAAAAATCATAAAGCAACATTTCATTCATCGTCTTTATATGGAGAAAAAAGTGAGGGAAGAACGTTTGAAGAAGAAAGAAGGTTTGAAGGAGGAAGAAGGTTTGAAGCAGAACCACCGGTATTAAAGCATTCTAATCAGTTAAAAGCATGGGGAAATGTTCAAGAAGATTCCCCCTATAAAGATATTTCTGTAAGTGATGAAAATCCAAGAGATATGTTAAAAAGGTCTTTAATGAGAGATAGACCATCTTATGATTTAACAACATCTTCTCATGAACCAGCTGGATATAATAGTGAGGGAACATATAAACTAGTAAGAAGACATAGTAAATGTCGTGATTATTTTCATCATCTTGATACTTGTAAAAAGTGTCAAGATAAATTAAAGAAAAGAGTTATAAAATATTTTAATCTCTTACAAAAAAGTAAAAATAAACAAATATTACCAGGTAGTAATGGTATGAATGCTAACTTAGTTATGGATAGAGAATTATTTCATGACAATGATCATGATGTCAATAATATTAAAGTTGATGATATTAAAGTTAATAATATTAAATTTGATGATAAAACTAATAATCAAAAAAATAATATTGAAGGATTTTCAGACTATTCTAAAGAAAAAAATAAAAATAAAAATATTTTAATGCTTATGGTATTTGGACTTATAACTATTTATGTAATGGATAGTCTAAAAAATTAAAAAAGAAATTGGTCTTCTTGTTGAAATCCATATACTTGTTTAACTTGATTTTGTTGATTATTCTGATTTAATGGCATTGGATATAAATATTTATTATCTTGATTATTTACATTATAAGTAACATTTTTTACATTATTTTCTTGTTGTGAAATAACTTTTTGATTTTGTTGTGAAATAACTTTTTGATTTTGTTGTGAAATAACTTTTTGATTTTGTTGTGAAATAACTTTTTGTTCTAATGTATTTTCTTGTTTAACATAATTTTTATAATGATTTTTTACGGCCCAATGTATATATATTACATTTGGTGGTATAAATTTTGTTTGAAAACCACCTTGATTTAATTTTTTTATTAAAAAAAATGTACAGTGTGTAATATTAAATAATGGAAAACCTGCTAAATATTCTGGAACTGGAAAAAAACAAAATTGCTGGTCTCTTAAAACATGTTCTCTTACCTTTCTGTAGCAATGACCTAAAACTTTTTCATAAACTTTTATCCATTTTTTTATTTTTTCTTTATGAAATGTATTAATATCATTTACTGATAGAGAAAAATATCTTTTCATATTTTGTTCTGGTGGTCCAAGTTTCATATCACTCAAGGGTGAAACAAAAGCAGGTGGTAATAAATCATTTTTTGGATCTAAAGGACATTCTTGTCTTGGAGCAAACGATGATGTAAATACTTTTGAAACAGTTCCTATTTTATTTTCAGTTGAATTATTACTATAAATACCAACTTGGTTTGATGTATCAATTGGTATAAGAGACATACTTATTTATAATAATAAATATAATATTTTTATAAATGAGTCTCATAAAAAATATTAAATTTGATAAAGAAGTTTTAGTTATTGCTGGAGGAGGAGAAAAAGGAATAGCTTATATTGGTGCTTTAGAATATTTAGAAGATAATACAAGTTTTAAAATTAAAAACTTAAAAATATTATCTGGATCTTCAATTGGTGGTATAATATGTTTTGCTATTACTATTGGAATGAAATTAGATGAAATAAAAAAAAGATTTTTATCAGAAGAATTTATAAATGTTTTCAAAAGTATTAAAGAAAATGATAGTAAAATAATTCCACTTATTACAAATTATTATTCTATAACAGATGGAAAAGATGCTGATAATTTATTAAGAAAACTTTTTATAGATAATAAGTATAATTATGAAACATTAACTTTTAAAGAACTATATGAGAAGACAAACAAAAATCTTATTTTAACTGGTAGTAATTTAAATAAAAGAAAATGTGAATATTTTTGTTATAAAAAAACTCCAAATATGAATGTTTTTACAGCATTAAGAATAACATCAAGACTTCCGTTCATATTTCCTTTTATAAAATTAAATAATAATATTTATACAGACGGACATATATTTGATTCATTTCCGATAAAAGGATGTGGTAGTTCTAAAGAACTAAAAAAATATAAAGGAAAAATTCTCGGAATAAGATCTGAAATTTTTAATAAAAATAAAATAATTAATAATTTTAAAGACTATACATTTTCAATAATAGAAGGTTTATTATACCAATATACAAGAAAATCCATTGGTAAAAATAAAAAATATACTATAGTAATTAATATAGAATATAGTATATTTAATATGGGTGATATAAATAAAAATTTATTATATAAATTTTATGATAAAGGAAAAGAAGAGGCAAATAAATTTATTAATAATTTACTTACTCACAATGTTCTTTAAGAAAAGCTTTTAAACCTTTCATAGTTCTTTCTCCGTTAAAATCAACAGCTGATTTTGGGTCGCTTAATCCCTTTGGTAAAAACTTAATTGTAGGAAATCCTTCTACCTTGTGTTTTTTATGGAGCTCTTTGTGCTTGTCATTATCAAGCATAACTAATAAACATTTATTATCATGTTTTTCCTTAAGTTTATCCCATTCTGGTTTTAACTTTTTACAATATCCGCACCACTCTGCTGTAAAAGCAACTAAAACTGGTTTGTTCATTGCATCTTCTAACATATCTTCTAATTTTTCTTCTAATTTTTCTTCTAATTTTTCTGACTTACTTTCTTTTTTATCATCTTTAGCGTTACCTTCAAATCCTTCTAATCTATTTGAACGACATAAGTAAACTACAGTAAGAAGTGCTCCAAGAATAATTAGCATTTTCATCATATTATGTTTTTTACATAACATTTTCATAAGAGAGGAATTCATCATTGATTTCATAGATAACTTCATAATTATATATTTGTATATATAATTATATATAGAAATAAATAATGGGACTTGTTCTAGCAAATGCTATTATAGCATTAGTAGTTTCATTTTGTTATTTTGTTGTAAATAATCTTTCTTTTAACGGAAATAAAAAATTAAGAGGTTTTGGTATGTTTTTAATTGTTATATTTTATTTATCTTTTATTTCTGGGATTGGAGGTATTATAAAAAATACATATGATGATATAAACGAGGATAGTAATTCATTTATTTGGGAATTAATATCTATTTTCTTAGTAATTGGTGTATATTCTTTATTTTTCTTTTATATTCCGTCTTCATTAGCAAATGGTGGAATTATAACAAAAGGTTTTGGTAGACAAACTTGGAATCCTTTTAGCAAAGAAGAGTTTTTTGAAAGTAATGGTTCATTAAAAGATAAATTAAAGTTTGGAGCTTTAGTTTTACCATTAACTTTTATGAATTATTTTTTTGTAGGAATTAAATCTTTATGTAAGTTTGATATAAATAATCAATGTGAAAAAATAAAAAATAACAATTTGGGAATAATAGATAAATATTTAGACCCATTAGATTATAAAAGTCTAAAAGAATTAAAGAATATTGATATTAATAAATTTTATAAAGAACATAAAATTTTAAAAAATATATTTTTTATAACAGTATTATGTCTTTTTATTCCTTACATATTAGTGTATATAACAGGGATGACATCAATATTTAATTTTCTTGTATTTTGTTCCGTTGGTTATATAATGTATTTTATGATTTTAAGGAAAAGAGGAAAGGATGCAACTTTTTTTAATATTTATACAAATGGACCATGTGGACCATTTGATGCTGAGAAAATTTCAAAGAATATACAAAAAACAATTGATAATACAAATCCAAGTTTAATATTTCCACATATGAATCCAACAAATTTAAAACCTAAAAAATAATTTTAAAAATATTATAATCTTAATTAGTATATAATATTCTTTTATACTAATTGAGAATGTCTACTGGTCCTCATATTCTACCAGGTGAAACTTATTTATGCAATGATAGTAATTTAAAATATTGTGATGGTTCAACTAACGAAAATTGTTTACTTAAACATGGTTTAATAATTGGAGATCAAATAATTGGAAAAGTTGATACAGATGAAAGATGTAATAATGGATGTAAAATACTTGGTGCAACTGGGGGTTTATGTACTAATAATAAGTGTCTCTGTTTAAACCCAAATGTTATTTCAAATATAATTACATCTAAAAATAAATGTTTGGATACAAGTAGAACTTATGCTAATTTACAATGTCCAAATAATAAAAATAGATGTGCCTTAAAAGAAGATATTCAAAATTATCTTGATTATCCTAATATTATTGATTCTAGTAAAAAATTAAACATTTATTGTGGGTGTGATAAGGATGTTTTAGAATTGTATAAAGCAACTTTTCCTGGAGACAATCCGATAACTCTTTCTGAGATTTGGAAACAAGCAACTACTAATTATTCAAATAATACTTGCAAAAGTGATAATTTAAATATAGAATTTAATAAAATATTACTTAACTATATATCAAATGAAGATGGAAATATTGATAAAGAAAAACTACAAATATTAACAGCATATGAAATGTGTAGATTAACAAACAAGTTTAATCCAAGAAATGTTGAAAATACATCAAATCAAACACCAGAAGAAAAATGGCAAGATTTGATTAATGGAAATACTAAAACATCTAAAAATTTACATTTTGGTTTTAAACTTTTAGTTTATGCAATGCTTACACATACTTTGTTTAGAATGTTTATTCCAAAGAATGCAAATATAGAAGGTTCTCTTGGTTACGCTATGTTTTTACCACATGAATTTCTACAGGGAAATCCAGGATTAAAACAAATAGCTATAATTTCTTCTATTGTTTTTTCTGGATTTATAGTTGGTTTAGAATATTCACAAGGTAATAATAAACAATTATGGGCATGTATAGGTTCAATAATAGGAATTTGTGGTATTATGTTTTTGATTGGATACACGAATGAATGGCCTATTCTTACATATCTAGCGATTTCAATTTTATTATTTTCAGTTCCAGCAATAATAGCAAATATGAGCGAAAAACGTAAAGAAAATCAAAACATAAAAGATAAGAGCAACGACTTAAATCCAGATAGGCATCAAGATGCGACAATTCAAACTATGTGGAGTATTGCTATTAGTATGTGTGGGTTATCAGTTATTGCTTCTATTGTTTTAGGATTTATAAATCGGGATCATTTTCCTGAGTCTTTTACAAATGGTTCTTTCGGTATTTCAATTTCAATATTAATTGGAAGTATTGTTATGATGATAATCTTACGAACATTAGTTCCTAATAAACAAGACAGTGGAAATACTTTATTTAACTGGTATATACCTAACTCTTTTCAGTTATCTGATATTTTAAAAAGTGGATTTTTTGTTAGTTTATATGCTGTAATTATTGGAGCTTTATTATCAAAATATAATGCTTCAAGCTTTACATTATGTTTAGGAACACTTATTGTTATGGTGGTTAGTGCAATATTCCATGGTATTTGGAATGATAATGTAGATGAAGATGATAAAATAATAGCTAGTGGCAAAAACCACAGTGGCATGTTTATATATTATATTACTTTATTAATCATCGCAACAATATATGGTGTATTAGCACTTATAGAATATAATGAATGGCCTAATCCATTTGATAATTATGAATATGCTATTCCATTTTTAATTTCAACAATGTTTGGTATATTACCACTGGCAATATTCTTAATAATAATTAACTATTCAATTGCTTCTTTTGCACCTTCTATGGCATTATTTTTCTTGGTTCTGTATAGAGTTTCAGGATTTTTAGTCGCTAGAGATCCAGATAGTGGTTTTGGAAGAGTTATCTTAGCAATAACAGGTAAAAGAGCAACAGATGAGTGGGTAATGCCATTCTTACCTTGGATAACATATATTATTAAAGCATATTATAAAGTAAAGGGAGATCAACTACCAGATTATTTTGATAATGTTGGATTAGCAACTGGAGTTACTAACAAAAATATGTGGTTAAGTTAAATTAAATATCAATTCTGCAATTACAGATATCTTTTTTAAGACGATATTTATGACAATTAGAACATTTTATAATCTCCTCTTTACAATTATTAATAATATGTTTATAATAATTACTTAATGTAAAAAATTGTTGATTACACTTATCACAATTTATTAATTTATAATTCATATATTTTAATATATTATCAGTTCTCTGCATCTTTATTTTATCTATTAAAAAACAATCATCATCTTTTTTAATAAAATGTTTTCTCTCTCTACATAAAAAACATTTTATTTCTTTGTATTCATTAATATTATTTAAGTCTAATTTACAATGTGTTCTAACACATCTTAAACATACTGTAAATTTTTCATAATTACATTTACAATCAAATTTAGGAATAACAGGAATTGTTCCAACAGAATGGCATATTCCACACATACTATCTTTAAATAATTTTGAATTATCTAATGAAAACTTTTCATCAACACTTATCCAAGTATTTAATATTCTAGAAGCATTAATATTATTTTGACGAATATTACTTTTAAGTTTTTCTTTTTTTAAATCATATTCTTTCATTTTAGAAAATAATTCTTTAAATTTATTTTCTAATTTAACAACCAATTTATTTATTTTCAATATTCCACTATTCATTTCTAATATTTTAGTTTCATTATTTAAAATATTAGTAATAAAAGATGTTTCTAATTCTTTTAGATATTCATTATCTTTTAAACTAGACATTATAATATATATATTATTTATTATCAAAAAGCACTTTAATACTTCTAAACAGTCCTAATATACTGCCATCCTAATAACTTACATATTTTCTGCCATACTTTATCGTGCTGGTATATTTTTTCTCTTGATTTGTGTAATCTAAAATATTTTTTATGTTCGTCTTCACCTAATAATTCTAAAAGTTTTCTTAATAAATAAGAATATGATAAAAAATTTGTTCTATTATCAGGACATACTTTATCAAAAATATCTTGTATTTGTCTAAACATTGCTCTTAATTTTTCTTCTATTTCTATTGTTAATCGTGGGGTAGGTAATCCATTTAGACAATAAATAATATGTGGTATATGCTCATAATATTTATTGAGACCTAATCTTTTTAAATACCCTCTTACTCTTTCCATAGTTAATTTACATAAATTTGTAATTCCTTCTTTCTTTATTTCTAATAAAATCTTATCTAAAACTTCTAATGGTATTTCAGTTGTTTCTTTTGCTTGATACTGAGTAAGCCACTCATCAAACCTATTTATTCTTTTATAAGTAAATTCACCAGCTTCTGGAGGTGGATCTTTATAACTTGGTTTATCACTATCAATTAAAATATGTTCTTCATTACCACATTGAGTGCAAACGATAATTCCTTCTGACTGTATTAATTTCATTTCTATGTTACAAATCTTACAAATATCAATTTCTGTTTTCTTACTTTTCTTACTTGGTTTATATTTCTTTGGATGAATAATCTTCGTATATGAATCTAATAATTCAGACCTACTCATTTTTTCTTTCTTGTCTGATGTATCAGTAATATTTTTTGAAGATTTTTTAAACAAAAAATCTATAACAGTCTTTTTTTTACTTTCATTTTTAATTTTTAAATTATCAAAACAATCTGTTAATGAAGAAGAATTTTTATGACGCTGTGATACATTTTTTACATTATCATAATATTTATACAAAATATGTGCTGTTTTTGAATAATAATTATTTTTTAAATTATTATTTTTTATATCTCGTATATTCTTCTCTATTCTTTTTATTCTTACATTTAAATTATATATTTTCTTTCCATTTACTGATGTTATAAATCCTAAACCATTATTAGAATTTAACAATAACTCTTTCTCTTTCTTAAGTTTTTTTAACTCTTTCTCTAAAGATGGTAAACTGTCTTCTAATTTATTTATATCTTTTATCTTTTTCTTGTGTTGAGCTACAAGTGTAATTCTAGAATCAGAAGGTTTTCTTTTTTTTGTTTTTCCTTTTGATTTTATAGACATATATCTCTTTTATATAAAATTCTTTAAGTATAGTTGTTCGTTAAATATTGATTATTGAATAATAAACTTATATATAAGTAAAATGTCAGGTGATAATA